ATGATCCGTTACCTCCAGTTCGCTGTAGATGTTGCCTGCCTGGCGAACCGCAGACGTCGAACGTAGCAGTCGGTACTTATGCCGGCCTCTCATCCCGAAGGGGTGATCGGGGTCAGCCGAAGCCGCGGAAGAGCGCGATCACGAGCACGACCGCGACGACGATCAGCGCGAGCTCACCCCACGTCGGCGCGGGGTTCATGACGCCGGTCCTTTGCGGGCGCGCCAGGCGCGTACGGTTTCCGGGTCGCTGATCGGCAGGAGCGGCGCCGGGGGCGGCGTCGGCCAGACGGGATCGGTGGGGTCGACGGTGGCCTCGGGCATGTCGCGCAAGGATTGCCGGTAGATCAGCCAGTCGTCCTCGTAGGTGTTGCAGTCGTCCTGGACGTTGCTGGGTAGGTCGGTGGGCGAGTTGATCACCCAGTCGCAGGCGGACAGCCGGAGCCCGCGCTCGACGTAGAGGTCAACCCAGGCCTCGTCGATCAGGACGGCGTCGTTCGCGGCCTGGATAGCGTCAAGCGTCGCCTGCTCTTCGGGCGTCAACGGCCGTTCGGTGGCCTCGCCGGTTCCGCAGTCGACCTCGATCATGATGTCGGTCATCTTCGAGCTCCCCTAGTTGACGCCGATGATTTGGGCGCGTGAGCCGGCGAGGTAGCCGGGTGCCCCGATTGTGGCGGTGACACGGTTGATCGCGGCGGTGTTCACCCACTGTATGTGGGTGTATCCGCCGGTGTAGCCGTCGGCTTTTTCCAGGAACGCAGTCCGGTAGCGGATCGCTGTCCCGCCGATCCCGTCGCAGTAGTTCGGGATGATCAGACGGACAAAGCCGAAAGCGGCCGGATTGTTCAACGCGTTCCCAAGGCCGGAGTACGGGATATCGACACGGATCCCGCCGGAGGCGGCGTTCTGGTTGAAGTAGGCGCCGGTGGTGTCGCCGTTGAAGGTGATCCAAACGGGGCCGCCCGTCGAGACCGGGCGGAGCCAGAAGTCGATCTGCAGGTGTTTGCACGTCTGCGGAATGTTGGCGAGGTCGATGATCGTCTGGCCGCCTGTCAGTTCGCCCGTGTCGGCGATCGGGATCCGGAAGGCGCGGTCGATGGCTTCGGCGAGCGCCTGGATGGCGGCGGCGCCGCCGGCGACGGGCTCGTTCGAGTCGGGGTAGGGGAACTGGTAGTTGGGGGTCGTGTAGGTCGAGCGGGCGTCGGTGCGGGGCGGGCGGCGATAGCTCATGCGGGTACCAGGTCGGAGGGGGCGAGCGCGTCCCGCCAGGCCACGGTCTGGTCGATCGTGTTCCACTGGCCGGGGGCGGCGTCCCAGGTGAGCGTGAGGCCGGAGAAGAGCGGGTCGGAGAGCGCCAGCGTCATCAGCCACTCGCCGCCCTGGATGCGGTCGTCCCAGCCTTCGAGGCAGGGTGTCCAGGACCCGTACGGCGACGGGTCGGGGAGCTCGGTCAAGCTGACGGGCGCGCCGATCTTGACGGCCTGGTAGCCGGTGATCAGCGGGGCGTTCTGGATCATCCAGCGCGGGTAGGCGCGCCGGGTGAGCGTCTGGTTCGCGAGCGTCTGCGCGTCCACCTGGTTGGCGAGCTCCGTCTCGACGGCGATCGGGAAGGGGCCGTTGGCGTCGAAGGAGCCCTGGTCGGTCGCGGTCAGCTCGCCGCCGGCGTATTTGACGGTGACGACGTTCGCGATCGCGAGCGCCTGCGCCCAAACGGGCGCGTAGATCACGTCGGCCGGGTCGAGCTCGAGCGAGCCGGCGAAGCTGCGCGAGTTGATCGCCTGGACGAGGATTCGGCCGTCGGGGAGGTCGACGACGGCGGCGCCGACGCTGTCCGCGAGCGGGGTCAGGTAGTCGGAGAGACGCGTCTCATTGCCGGGGCGGGCGGCGAGCGGCGGGTCGAAGCTCGGGTCAGGTTCGAGCAGCAGGCTCGAGGCGAGCCCGGCCTCGGTGAAGGCGCGGGTGACGCGGGCCGACCAGGCCTCGGTCGGCCAGTCGCCGGTCCCGACCGGGTGCCGCCAGAGCGTGCCGAGCAGGCCGACCGCGACCACGGTCAGCGCGTCGACGTCGAGCGCCGCGTCCGTCACGGTGCCCGTAAACCTGGGCTCGCCGGCGCTCCCGGTCTCCTGAACCGTGATCGCGAGCTCGCCGCCGATCTTGAAAGCGTGCGTGAAGGCACGGTCGACGCCGACCAGCGTCAGTTGGGCGGTCGCCGCGTCGGCCGGCGACCAAATGTCGCTACGGCCGTGCCGGATCGTCACGTCGGCGAGCACGGCGTCGAGCGCCAGGTCGGCGCCGTCGAGGGTGACGGTGATCGGCCAAAGATCGCTCATGCGCGCCCCATGCGGCGGTCGGAGCCGGTCAGGATGCGCCGGATCGCCCGCGCCGTCCCCTCGGGGTCGACGGCGCCGTAGACGTTGACAGTGACCGTGCCGCTGCCGGCGTGCCCGGCGACCGCCAATCCGTACGGGGCCGGGCCGGCGGCCGGCGGGAGCAGGAACGGGTTGGGGATGTGGGGGAGGTTGATCTTCGACGGGATCTTCTTGATCCAGTCGATCAGGGACGCGATCGCCGAGACGGCGCCGTTGATCGCGCCGGTGATCGCGTTGAAGGCGCCCACGACGAAGTCCTTACACGCCGCCGCGGCCTCCTGGACGGCGGCGAAGTTCGAGACGAGCGCCGAGATTGCGGCGCCGAGCGGGCCGAAGGCGAACAGCGCCACCTGCCAATGGCCGGTGATCCAGTTCCAGGCGGCGGTCGCCGCCGAGACCACGGCGGTGAAGGCATGGCCGAGCGCGTCGACGGCGCCCTTGACGGCGTTCATGGCGGCGGTGACGATGTTGCGGAACGTCTCGCTCTTTTTGTAGGCGATCACGAGGCCGGCGGCGAGCGCGGCGACCGCGACGATCACGAGCCCGATCGGGTTCGCCGACAGTGCCGCGTTGAGGAGCCACTGGGCGGCCGACCAGGCGGCGGTCGCGAGCTTGACCGCGGCTTGGCCGGCGGCGTAGGCCTTCATCGCGACGTTGGCGGCGATGATGCCGCCGGCGAGCAGCGCGATCACGCCGACGAGCACCTTGACCGCCGTTGTGTGCTGGGCGGCGAAGCCGGTGACACTGATCAAGATCGCTTGGAATTGCTGCATGACGGGGAGCAGCGACTGGCCGAGCGAGGCGGAGAGGTTTTCCATTTCGGCGGCCTGGATGCGGGTCTGGTTGGCGACCCCGTCGGCGGTCTTGGCGAAGTCGCCTTGGGTGTCGGCGGTGTCTTTCATGATGATCGCGTAGGTCGCCGCGGCCTTCGCCTGCGCGTCCATCGCGCCTTTCCCGTCGTACATCCCTTGACTCATCGCCTCCTGCTTGAGGCGGGCGTCGTCGAGGAAGACGCCGTATTTGCGGAGCGGCTCGGATTGGCCGGCGAGGCCGGAGCTCAGCGCGGCGAGCGTGTCCTCGGGGCTCGCGTTGTTGAAGGAGGCCATGTCGCCGGCGAGCTCGACCATCTGCTTGCTCATCGTGGCGGCGTCCTTGCGGGCGAATCCCATCGGGACGAGCATGTTTCCGAACGTGCCGGCCGATTCGAGCGCCGCCTCGCTGGACAGCCCGAACGATTTGGTCAGCGTCTTGGACCAGGCGGCGACCTCGTCGCCGGCCGGGCCGAATACGGTCGCGGTCTTGCTCATCTGCTCGTTGAGCGCGGAGGCGTCGCCGACTGCCTTCTTGGCGCCGATCCCGATCGCGGTCAGCGCGGCGGCGGCCGGGAGCGCGGCCTTTTTGAGGCCGGCCGACATCTTCTCGGTCGTCGTCATCGTCGACCCGAGCGACTTGTTGACCGAGTTGAGCCCCTGGACGGCGCCGGCCGTCTCGGCGCCGATCCTGATCATGATGTTGCCGGGGCCAGCCATCAGATGAGCCCGTAGCGGTGCTCGATATTGACGACCGCGCGCAGGTAGATCGAGACGGCCGGGCCGCGCTCGTACTCCTTGACGGTCGGGGCGATCCAGTAGCCGGCGCTCGGGCCGACCCCCCAGTGGTTGACGCTGCCGGAGGGGCCGTGCTCGGACCCCCACACGAGCGCCGCGGCGGGGGCGCCGTAGCGGCCGACCCTGGTTGAGCCGCCGATCGAGACGACCGGGAGCCGATCCGACTTGACTTTGACCGAGCGGGCGACGCGGGGGGCGACCGGCACCCCCGAGCCGCCGGCGGCGGCGACCAGCCGCGTCGTGAGGCCGCTCGCGCACTGGCCGGCGGCCTGGCGGAGCTCGCCGTTGGCCTGCCGGCGGACGTCGCGCTCGAGCCCCTGGAAGGCCTTCAGCGTCTCCAGGAGCCCGTCGACGTGAATCTGGACGCCGTTAGCCACGCGTCCGCTCCTGGAGCACGTCGAGCACGGTCGCGAGCTCCTGCTCGGTGAGCGAGCGGAGCTCGTCGAGCGGTAGGTGGGTGACGAGCGCGAGCTCGATCATCGCGCGAGCGACGGTACCGGCGGGGTAGGAGGGACTTCCTCGACGGCCTCACTCGCGAAGTCGACGAGGCTCTTCCGCCAGACGTCGAAGCCTTCGGCGATCCCGAGCGCCGCGTGGGCGATCACCATCAGCGCCAGCAGTTCGGGCGCCTCGGACAGCTTCGGCGGGAACTTGTGCCGGAGCGCGTAGAGCTCCCACTCGACGAAGGCCGGCGGGCCGGCCTCCCACTCGACGACGCTGCCCCCCTCGTAAGTGACGGTGCCGCGAATCTTGATCACGACTCGACGGTCGCCTTCGAGCGGGAGCTCCTGGTCGTGAGCGGCGCCCCGTCGACGCGGGTCGGCTGTCCGACGAGCGGGAGCTCTACGTCGGTGATCGCCTGGACGGCGACGTCGCCGCCAATCTCGATCGGGACGATCTGCACGGTGCCGCTGTAGGTGGTGCCGCCGTCGGTGTTGGGCGTCCAGGTGAACGGCACTTCGGCGAGCGCGTTGTCCATCAGGTAGTTGACGAGGCCGGCCGGGTCGTCGAAGTCCTGGATGGCCGAGATGTTGAGCGCCCAGGTCACCTTCGAGTCGGGGGCCGGCTCGGGCGTCGCGAGCGTCGGCGTGCCGTCGGTCGAGTCGACCGAGGGGGTCAGCTTGACGGTCGAGGCCTGCGTCCCGAACTCGAACGTGTCGAGCAGCAGCGTGCCCGGCCCCTGGCGGGAGTCAGTCATGGCGATCCTTCCTCTGAGACGGTGACGGTGACGACAATCTCGACCGCCGGGAGCGGCTCGGCCATCGGGCCGGGTTGCCACTGGGTCGGCCGGTATCCGGCTGTCTGCAAGGCGCCGGCGACGTCGTCGGCGAGCGCGAATACACGATCGACGGCGACGTTCGAGTTGAGCGGGTCGCCGGAGACGACGAGCACGGGGATCGTGAAGGTGCGGGAGGCGACGCCGCGCCGCTCCAGTGTCGGCAGGCCGACGAGCACCCCGACCGGCCGCGGGTAGAAGGCGCCGGCGTCGCGCGACGCCGTGATGCCGGCGTCCTCGAGCTCGACCAGGAGCGCGAGGATCGCCCTCGTCGCCGCGTGGGTGGCGGTCGTGCTCACACGGCCACCGGGCGGCGCCAGCCGATCAGCCGCATCACTTCGGCGCGGCGGGCGCCGAGCGCGTCGTAGACGGTCGTCTCGTCGCCGTAGCCGGAGAAGCCGGTCGGGGCGTTGCGGGTCTGGTAGACGATCCCGGCCCACATCACGGCGCCGCCCTTGACGTCGTCGGTCGGCGTGAACAGGGGCGGGTCGACCGTCGTGTCGGTCAGGTCAGAGCGGCGCTGCTCGACCGCGGCCTTGACGGCCGCGGTCGAGAGCGCAAGGTTGTCGTCGTCGGAGGTCGGCAGGTCGAGGTACTGCGCGACGTCCTCGGGCGTCAACCAGTCAGGCGGCGTCGACACGGCCGGGTCAGGCCTTCGACCTCGAGGCGGCCGACGTGAGCGCGCCGGCCGTCAACTGGAGAACCTCGTTGTCCCAGTCGGTGACGAAGAGCCCTTCGCCGACGACGGCGAGCTCGACGTTGAGCGCGCCGATCGCGTTCGCGGTCAGCCGGACGGGCTCGGTCGTGCGGGCGTCGACCGCGCGGCGGGTCGCGAGCACCCGGCCGCCGGCGCCGATGTTCGGGCTCGCGACGATCGGGATGCCGGCGAACGTCGTGCGCAGAACCGTGCCGGTCGTGACGTCGCCGGAGGCGATCGGCGCGTCGAGCTCCTTCGCGTCGGCCATCGCACCCCACACGTCGGGGGCGACGACGATCACCTCGGGCGTCCGGTCGCACTGGGCGTAGAAGTTCGCGATCCCGGTACCAAGCGTCGTCGCCGGGTCGGTCGGGGCGGCGCCGAGCAGCGTCGAGATTTTCTGTTCGACCGCCATGTAGAACGATTGGACGGCCTCCGAATAAATCTCGTCGATGATCGACGGGTCGGACCGCTGGACGACGACCCAGGAGATGGCGCCGGCCCAGTCCCACCGCTCGATGCTCGCGGCGTCGGAGCCGATCACGACCTTGGACGTGGTCGCGTCCGCGTCGACCGATGCCGCCCAGGCGCCGACCGGCGGCGTCGTCCACTTCGGCTTGTTGACGGCCAGCCCGACGCCGGGTAGCGGCCGTGACCGGAACGTCTCATAGAGCACGCGGGAGACGCTCTTGCCGCCGATCACGTCGCGCTCGTACTGCGGCGGGAGCAGACCGGAGACGTCGGTCGAAATTGACTCGGTCAGCGCCGCTTCGAGGTAGCGGCGGGCGTCGGTCTCGCCGTGCTGGGCGCGGATCAGCAGCGTCACGAGCTCGCCGGCGCCGAGCTTGGCCGCGGGACGGTCGGCGCCGGCCGTGATGATCATCGGCGGGGCCGCGGAAGCGTCAGTCATGGTGGTTCCCTCCTGGGGGTCGTCGTCGTCGACGGGAAGCTCCGTCTGGTCGGGGTCGAGCTCGTCGAGCTCCTGGTCGTCGTCGTCGAGCTCCTGGTCGTGCTCGGGCTCGGCCGTCTCGTCGTCGGCCTCGGCGGCGACGTGGGTCACGACGGCGCCGGCGAAGGCGCCGAGCGCGAGCAGCGACACCTCCATGAGGCGGCCGGCGGTCACGTCGAGCACGCCGTCGCCGCTATCGGATGCGGCCTCGACTTCGGCGCCGATCGAGAGCGAGCCGCGCGACCCCGAGGCGGCCTGGGCGAGCGCCTCGTCGCCGGCCGGGGTGCGGTCGATCAGGAAGCGGCCGACGGCGCCGGCCGGCCCCTCGATCAGTTGGGCGAGCACGCCGATCGGCCGGCCGCGGTCGTGGTCGAGCAGCAGCGGCGTGCGGGCGCGCGCAAGCTGGACGCTGCCGGGCCGGAAGCGGTAGTCGACGCCGGCGATCCGGCCGACCTCGCCGTAGGGGACGACGACACCCTCGATCGTGCGGCCGACCGTGTCGGCGGCGATGACGTCCATCTCGAAGCGGAGCACTAGACCCTCCCGGGGGTGAGGTCGCCGGACGGCGACGAGGGGATGCCGAGCAGCGCGCGCGCCTCGGCGACCGTGATCAGTGGCGGGCTCGCGCCGGCGAGCGCGATCGCGTAGTCGGCCGCGGCCTGCGGGTCGAAGCGGAGGAACGATTGGACGTCGAAGGCGGCCGACTGGCCGCGCGGGATCGCGTCGGTGAGGGTCGCCTCGATCGTGCGTAGGTGCGGCGCGACCGCCGACGAGACGAGGATCGCGAGTTGCTGCGACAGGTTCGAGTACAGGAGCGCGGACGCGTTCCCGGACGGGGAGGCGCCGACCATCGCGACCGGGACGTTGAAGAGGCGCGCGCAGTCGGTCGCGGCGTTCGCCCGCGCCTCGACAAGCTGGAGGTCGGCCGGCGAGAGGTTCTCGCGCGAGTAGGCGATCCCCTGGAGGAAGGCGATCCCGTTCTCGCGCCGGGCGGCCTGGAAGTCGGCGACGAGCGCGCGCGCCTCGTCCGGGCCGAGCTCCGTCCCCTCGTTCTTGAGCACGCCGGCCGGGAGCTCGACCGCGGAGAGCCGGGCGGCGGCCTGCTCGAGCGCGATCGCCGCCGAGAGCGTCTGCCCGCCCAGGTCGAGCACGCCGGGGATCGGCGAGTCGAAGCGGATCAGGTCGTCCGGCGACACGTGGCCGACGCCGGCGACCTCGTAGCCGGTCAGGAGCGCGTAGGAGCCGCCCGAGTTGCGCGTCTCGGCGGTCACGTCGGCGACCGGCGTCCAGCGAGCCCGGCGGGCGAAGCCCTCCGAGTCACGGTCGAGGACCCGCCAGTAGGCGCGGCCGTGGAAGAGCAGGTCGTCGACGGTGCCGGCCAACGTCGCCGGGAGCGTCGTCGACGGGTCAGGCTTCGAGAGCAGATACTCGGGGTCGAGCCGCTGATCGCCGCGGTAGCGGTAGAGGCCAAGCTGGACGACCGTCCCGACGATCAGGTTGCGGCAGGCGAGCACGGTCGGAATCGAGAGCGCCGTCTCCCTGGAGACGCCGGCCGTCACCCAGGCAACCTCGGCGACCTCCAGCGTCGTCCCGGAACGCACCATACGGGGGGCGACGACGGCCGCGTCTCTCATGACCGCCGGCGGTAGTACCTGTCCCCCTCCAGCTAACGACCGTCGCCGTAGGACCCCCATCCGTGGAGTGTCCGGGCGGCGTCCGCCGCTCACAATGCGCCGAAAGGCCTAGCCCGTTAGTCTCGAAGTGTGAGAGACGTCCTGATCTGCGCCCCCATCAGCGGCGCCTGTGTGGCCGGCTCGATCGTCGGCGCCTGCGAGGACTGCGACCAGCCGGTCTGGATTGCGCCGACCAGTCAGCGTCTGATCGCCCGCGACGCTGTGAAGATCGCCTGCACGGATTGTGGTTTCGCGGCGATGCGGGCCGAAGGCCTCAATCCGCGCGCGGCGCGGCCGTCTCCCGAGCAGGCGATCGAGATCGAAGGATGGATGCGGCGGAACTAGCCGCTGATGATCATCGGGGGGCGGCGCCGGTCGGGGCGGAGCTCGTGCCCGACCGCCCAAACGGCGGCGCGGGCGAGGTAGATCGGCCCCGGCGACCGCCGCGCGGAGAGGGTGGTGCCGACGTCGGGGATCGTGACCGGGGTCGCGGTCAACATCTGCCGGGTGAGCTCCTGATCCTGGTCGTGGCGGAGCCGGCCGTCGACGATCGCCGCCAGGGTGGGGCCGTAGCCGGCCCGCTGCTCGGCCGTGCCTACCTTGGTCGCGGTGACGCCGGAGAGCCGGGCGACGTGCTGCGCAAACGAAGCCGGATACAGGAGCTCGACGCCGCGCCGGGCACGGGTGAGCTCTTCCAATGCCGCCCACAAGGCGCGCCGGGACGGGAACGCGCGGCCGGTCAGCACCACGTTGCCGTCCTTGTCGGCGACCGCGAGCGCGTAGCCGCAGGCGCCCGGCCGGCCGTCCTCGTCATTGATCGCCAACGTGCCGGCCGGGGAGGCAGGAAGCTGGAGCTCGGCGGCGCCGGCGGCGTTCCAGTGGGCCGGGCCGATCCAGGAGCGGGCCGCCAGGACCCATTGATTGAGGTACTGGCGCCTCCATTCCGTCTCGGTCGCGGTCGCGTAGGCGTGCTCCAAGGCTTCGCGGCGCTGCGGCGTCCAGTGCGGCGACGCCTGCCGCCAGGCGTCGCGGTCGTCGGGATAGGCCTCCGGCGGCGCCGACCACTCAAGGATCAAGATCCGGGCCGTGTCGGGGTCGTGAAGCTGCGCGATCGCCGCGTCGCGATCTTCGATCAGCAGCTTGGAGCCGCCGTCGCCGGCGGTCGAGACGAGCACGAGTTGCGGCGAGCGCCGTTCGAGCATGGTCGGGGCGATCGACCCGTCGACGACCTCCCTAGAGATGCGCCAGGCCTCATCGACGAAGGCGAGCGAGACGGACGAGCCGACACCCCCGTCCAGCGTCGAGGCGGCGAGCCGCCAGGCCGACCCGTCGACGAGCTCGATCGCCTCCTGGCCGTTCGAGCGGCGCACGACGGCGCCTAGCGTCTCTTCCAACGTCCGCGCGGCGGGCGTCCATATCCGTTGCGCGGTCGCGCGCAGGTTCGCGACGTGCAGTACCTCTTGTGGCTCGTCGAACAGGTCGGCGGCGCCGACCCGCCAGCCGCAGAGGCCGCGCGAAAGGATCGACTTCCCGGACTGGCGGGAGACGGTCAGGATGACGCGGCGCCACCGGAGCGACCCGTCCGCGCGATGTTCGAGTAGACGCTCCAGCGCGTAGCGTTGCCACGGCCGGAGCTCGTCACGGAGGTAGGCGCCGATCCAGCCGGCCGCCTCGGCGCCGTAGGAGCCGGTCACGTCGAACGGTCGGCCTGTTTCCAGGCGCGGAGGCACAAGCTCGACCCTTTCCCCACTGAATTGGTGAACAAAGGGGGAGAGAGGATTTCCCGACTGGCGCCGGGTTAGCGGGTCTCTGAAAGATCGAGGCCTCGTCGGCGCGAGCGCGAGCTCGTCGACGTCGAACAGCGAGGGATGATCAGCGAGTGAGTGATCGCCACGACGGCCGACGCGGAAGCGTTCATAGTCACGCGCGCGAGGCTCGGCCTCGGGCATCAGCTCGACCGCCGACCTCACCGCGACTGGAGCAGCAGCACCACGCGCACGCGTCCTGTTACCACGGCGTGAGTTGCATCCGTAGTGCGCGAGCCGGAGCTCGTCGACCGGAGGCAGGTGGGCACCACCTGCATGGACAGGCACGACGTGGTCGACGCTCGCCGACATGCTCGACCGAGCCGGCGCGTCGAAGTCGATCGGCGCCCCGCACAGTTCGCACAGGTCGTCAGCACGAGAGCGGAGCTCGGGCATCAGCCGCGCGACGTGCAGGCGCCAGGCCTGGCCGTGCGGGCGGTCACGGGGTGAGGCGTCAACGCTCATGGATCAGTTCTCCACAATGCCTTGTGGACGGCCGAGGCGGCGCGGGTGACGCGATCCGAGACCATGACGCGAAGCTGGAGCGGGCAGGTTTGAGCGCGACCATCGAGCCATCGAGAGGGGCTCCGGTCGCTCCGTCCTCGGCGGAGGGGGGCGGCGTCCAAGCGGCGGCTGGCCACGCGCGCAGGCGTGCGCCGACCGTGCCGTCCATCGCCGGGACCTGGACGGGTCAGCGAGCGCATCCCCCAACAGCACGCGTGGGGTCTAGCCTCGGGCCGTCCGCGGAACGGATGTTCGCCCTAGCCGCCGATCAGCACCCCTCCCTCGCCATAACGGCGTAGTGGCCGCGCGCGGCCTGCGCGGTGTGGGCGCCGGCCGTGTTGAGCGCGTCGCAACGTTCCTCGGCCAGCTGCCTCGCCGACGCGAATCCGCGCACGCCTCCGTAGGTGTGCCGCTCCCACGTGTTCTTGCCCTTGTGGAAGACATTCACAGTGCGGCCCGATTCGTCGCAGACGTGGAAGCTCGACCAGTTGTGATCGCCGAACATGACGACGGAGTAGTGGTTCACGTGAGCTCACCGCGTCGGAAGCCGGCGGCGATCGCCGCTGCGAAGTTCTGGACGTCGAGGCGGGCGACGAGCGCGAGCCGCACGTTGCGGACGGTGCCGGCGGCGATCCCGAGCTCGCGGCCGGTCGCCTCGACGCCGAGCCCGCGCGCCCCGCACTGGAGCACCTGGCGCATCCTCGGCGTCAACGGCCGGGAACTGTCGGCGCTGTACCCCGTCGCTCTCACGACCACGGGCACGTTGGCTTGTTGAGCGCCTCGATCAACGGCTCGCGGACACTGTCGACCACCTGTCCGCGATGCGTTGCGCACAAGTCGACTTCGACCGTGATACGGCCGTCGACGAGGATCGCCACCTGCTTGACGCCGATCCCGTACCCGCACAGGAAGCAGACACTCACGGCTTGTCCGCCTTCGCCTGGAGCCGCTTGAGCTTGCGGTAGCGGCGCTCGCAGGCGTCCCAGGTGGCGCAGTAACGGTTACGCGTGTACCGCGAGAAGATCCACGTTTCGCCCAGGTGGGCGCCGCACCTGGCGCACTTCAAGCTCATGCGCCCGAGCTCGCGATCAGCCAGAGCAGCGCCACGGTCGCGGCGACGCCGAGCAGAAAGCCGACCGCGCCGGCGACTGTCCCGCTCATCGGTTGACCGTCCCGAGCGCCAGCCCGCACCCCAGGCCGAGCACGTAGGCGAGCAACATCCACGCGCCCGTACTCATGAGAGCCACCACGCCAAGGCGACGGCGCCGGCGCCGAGGACGCCGCCGGAGCCGGCGAACATCAGCGCCGCGATGATCCAGGCGCCCGAGCTCGCCGCCGGCGCCTCCCGCTCGACCGTGACACGGCGCCGGCTCACTTGATCGCCTCGCCGGAGCGATACGTCCACTCGACTCGTAAGATCATTTGGCGACCATCGTCATCGCCGCCTTCGACCTCATAGGCGAGCGAGGCGTCGCCGCCAAAGTCGTCGTCACCAATGGCCCAGTTGACGCCGTAGAGTCGGAGCTCGACGGCGGGCTCGTCGCGGTAGGCCGGGTGACCGAGAATAAACGTCTTCACTCGACGACCCTCACGAACACGGTTTCCTGGGTGTCGGCCGAGCGTCGGCGGCGCATCACCTGGCCGCCGTTCGAGTTATTCGACGTCGACGTGTTCCCCTCGATCGTGTCGAATCCCTCGGGGATGCCGTCCTCGAACAGGCCGACGTGATCGAACTCGCCGCCGTCCCAGTTGAAGCAGACGAGGTCACCAGGGATCGGCGACTCGACCGCGGAGAGCCCGAACATATGGGCGCGAGCGTCCGCGACGATATACGGCACATACGCGTACGTGGTGCCGGCGGCGAAGCTCGGCGAGCCGTGCGCGACGTGCTCGAAGCAGTACGAGACGAACATCGCGCACCACGGCTCGAAGTTCATCCCGTACCACTCGCCAAACATGTTCCCGTTGCTGCCTGGCGGGCTCTCGACGTAGCCGAGGAAGCTGCGCGCCTTTTCGAGCGCGAGCAGGCGGACGGACGAGCCGCCCGCCATCAGCTCGGCGTGGGATTCGAGCAGGCCGACCGCCATCGCGTCGAGCAGCGGCTCGCCGGCGTGCGGCAGGCCGTCCGGGACCCGCGCCGACCGGATCAGGTTGTAGGTGTGCTCGCCCATCCAGCCGGTCGCCTCGATCCCGTTCTGGCGTTGGAGGCCGGCGAGCCCGTTCTCGCGCACGTTCCCGGAGCGGCCGTGCGCGAAGCCATTCGAATAGGAGTCGTCGAAGTCCTGCCACGGCCAATGCCCGCTCCGCGACACGGCTCGCTTGACCGCGATCACGTCGATCCCAGGGACGCTCGGGATCTTGCCGCGATCGGCCGCATCGGGCGGATAGAGCGGCCTCGGCATCGCCGGGCCGACCATCGGCCCCCCAGGATTCGGATGCTCCCACCAGGCGGTCATTGGTTGATCGCCCGCAGGTCGCGTTGGGGCACCCACCAGCAGGGACACTTCGCGTCCTCGCGCCAGTATTCCGGGCTCCGCGTGTCGATACCGGGGATCCAGCCGACGATCGTCATAGTCGGCCCCAGGCCGGTGACGAGCACAAAGTTGTCCCCGTCGGCGTCCGCGGTATAGACGAGCAGATGCCCGTCCGGGTGCCGTGTCCAACGAACCTGAGCGGCGCCGGCGTCCGTCCCCACGACGTGCGGAATGGACTGGGCGCCCGACCAGTAGCGGTTCCGCCAACGGGCGACCGCGACCTCGGCAAACGCGGACTCGATTTCGTTGTCCCAGTGAATGTCGCCGGCGAAGCGTTCGCGACCGCGCGATTCGCCCCCACTCGCGCGTCGGAGGTCAGATGCAAGCTTCCGCTTCGACGCGACAATGATCGCGGCGAGCATTTCGTTCTCGCAGAGCTCGACGACGATACTCACGAGCTCGCACGCTTCCTGGGCGCGGTCTTGGCGGCGCGTCCCATGAGCTCGTTCAGCGCCGCCTGAGCGATCGTCAGCTTCGAGGGGACGGGCCGCGTCGGGACTAGCTGGGCGCCGACGACCGAGAGCGCGGTCAGCAGGCGCGCGAGGTTGAGCTCCAGGTCGCCGTCGACGAGCGTCAACCAGTCGGCGAGCTCGTCGGCGAGCGCCAAGTGGGTGCGGACGTCGCGCTCGACGTGCGCGGGCCGCTTCGAGACGGGGATGTCCTCGTCGGGTACGGGCGTGAGACGCCGGCGGGGGCTCATCGGAGCCCTACCTGGTCGAGCGCGAGGCCGGCCGCTAGGAGCCGCTCGACGGCGTCGACCTGGGCGTGATCGCCGCTACAGGCCGCTAGGAGACGTGCGCGCCGTGCGTGTTGTGCGTCGGTTGCGGAGCTCTCCGTGAGCCCGTAAACCATCTCTCTTCTTGCTATTCTGCGCGGAGACATATGGAGCACCACCCGAGGTTGGAGGTCATGAGACGATGCTCGACACTACTAAGAGAGGCGGACGGATGGCAAGGTTGCCGGTCGTATTGGGCGCGTATCCACGCGTCAGCAGGCAGGGAGCGCGGGACGATGATCGCTTCCACTCGCCGATGTTTCAGCTAGAGGCGATGCGCGCGTGCGCGTCGCGTGAGGGGGTCGGCCTGCGCGAGTATCCGGCCGAGATTGACGTCTCGGGGTCGCGGAAGAGCCGGGTCGTGCTCGACCGGATCATCGCCGATATTGAGACCGGGGAGCTCGCCGGGATCATGGTCGCGAAGCTTGACCGGCTCTCACGGTTGGCGCCGAAGGATCGGCTGGAGCTCGTCGAGCGGATCGACGCGGTCGGCGGGATGATCGTCTCGGCGAGCGAGAATATCGACCGTTCGACGCCGGAGGGCCGTTTCACGTTCGAGGTCTGGTTGGGGATCGCCCGGATGCAGTGGGAGCAGTACGCGGCCGGTTTCCTGCGGGCGAAGGTGAACGCGACCGCGGACGGGCGGGCGATCAAGTCTAAGGCGCCCTACGGGTACCGGCTCGACGAGGCTAACCGGCTTGTCGTGGTCGAGCGGGAGGCGGCGCTCGTGCGTGAGCTCTTCGAGCTCCGCCGGCTCGGCGGCTCGTACGGGGACGTGCTGGAGCACTTCGAGCGGGTCAGCGGCCGGAGCTCGACCCGGAACACGATGCGGAAGATGCTTGCGAATCGTGCCTACCTGGGGGAGCTCCACTACGGGAAGGTCGACCCGCTCGTGAACCTGGCCGCGCACGAGGCGATCGTCGAGGTCGAGCTCTTCGAGGCCGCCGGCGCGGTGAGCGACGAGCGGTCACGCACGCGCGGGTTCTACTCGGGCGGCGCGCCGAAGAGCCTCCTGGCCGGGATCGCCCGCTGTGCCGGATGCGGGACGGGACTTGTCCGCTCGCAGTCGGGCGGGAAGGGGCGCGCGCTCACGTACAGGTGTCCGAAAGACACGCGGCACTGTCCGGCGCGGGCGTCGATCGGCGCCGACGTGCTCGACGCGTACGTGATCGAGCAGGTGCTCGCCTGGGCCGGCGAGGTCGCCGACGTCGAGGTCGAGGCGGCGCACGTCTCGAACTCGATCAGACGTGATGCGGCCGAGCTCCGGCTCGTCGAGGCCGAGCTCCGGCTCCGCGAGTGGTCGGCCGACCTCGACGCCGAAGAGAGCGACCCGGAGGCGTACAGGAGCGGCCTGGAGGCGCGCCGCCAGCGCGTCGAGCTCCGACGCCAGGAGCTCGACGCGCTCGGCGAGGCGACCGAGCTCGAAGCCGTCCGCTCGACCCTACGGCGAGCGTTGACGACGGACGAGCTCGACGTCGATAGCCGCCGCGGCCTACTCGCGATCGTGCTCCGCGCCGTCGTCGTCTGCAAGCTCCCCTACCGGGGCGCCCCCGTCAGGGAGCGGGCCAGGCTCGCCTTCGCGGACGAGCCGGCTCCGCTCGTCGAGCCGGTGCTGGAGCTCACGCCGGCTCTGGTTGCGGCCGAGAGCGTTCATGAGCTCGTCTAGGAGCCTCGCACGGAGACCCTGGGCGTCTCGGTCAGTCATCGGAGCCCGCCCGCCTGGCGGGCTCCTGCGGGGCTAGGTTAGTCCCCCCCCCCCCCCCGGGGGCCGCTTCGGCGAGACGGCGCTCGAAGTTCGCTAGCGCCTGCCGTACTTGCTCGATCGCCCGTGCCTGCCGTGCCTGTCGCTCGGTGGCCGTCGCGGTCATGATC